GTATGCGAGCATAAGAATATCATGGGATAAAGAGTTAACGGGAGTGTTTAAGAAAAGTGACAAAATTGTTTTGGTAGACAGCACAAATAAGAGATTTAGAGTAAAACTGCTTAAGTAAGTAGGAGCCACCCACCCGTGGCTCTTTTTCTATACCCAAAAGGAGGTGAGCCCAGATGGCATTGACGCCAAAACAGAAAATATTTGCGGATGAATACCTAATTGACCTTAATGCCACCAGGGCCTACAAGGTGGCATATCCGAAGGTCAAGAAGGATGAGTCCGCAAGGGTAAATGGAAGTAAATTACTAACAAATACTAACGTTGTAGCCTATATTGATGAACGTATGAAGGAACGCGAGAAGCGTACTGAGATTACCCAGGACAGGGTGCTGCAGGAACTGGCGAAATTAGGGTTCTTTGACATCAGGAAGCTGTTTGATGATAGTGGAAAACCGTTGGATATTACCGGTTTGGACGGCGAGACGGTGGCGTGCATTGCCGGCCTGGACGTGATGGAAGCCTATGAAGGGGCCGGCGAGAACAAAGAGTTTGTCGGGTATATTAGAAAATATAAGATGGCCGACAAGCTCAAGGCCTTGGAGCTCCTGGGTAAGCACCTTGGTATGTTCAAGGATAAGGTGGAGCTGTCAGGTGGTCTTGACACAGAGAAGACTAAATTGGACGACCTCCTACAGCAGATGCGAGGTGATGGATAGTGAGTGATAACCGACTGCTACTGTCAGAGAAGTACAAAGCTTTCCTCCAATGTGACGCTCCTGTGGAGTTCCTGGAAGGGACCACAGCCGCGGGGAAAACGACAGTGGGCCTGTTTAAGTTCATGCTGAAAGTGGCCGAGAGTCCGAAGAAGCTGCACATCCTGGCGGCGGATGACACCGGTGCCGCGGAAAAGAACATCATTAACAAGGACTTAGGCATCCTGGATGATTTCGGTGTGCTGGTGGAGTATAAGGGAAACGGCTCTGGAGAGTATAAGATGCCGCATCTTCTTTTTCACACCAATGCCGGAGATAAGATTATTTTTATTGTCGGCTATGGAAATAAGCGTAAGTGGAAGGATGCGCTGGGCGGTCAGTACGGCTGCCTGTACATCGATGAGATAAACACGGCGGATATTGACTTTGTGCGAGAGGCAGCCATGCGATGTGACTACTTGATGGCCACATTAAACCCGGATGATCCGAATCTGGACATCTACAAGGAGTATATTAACTGTTCCCGGCCACTGCCGGAATGGGAAGACGAAACACCGAAAGAAATATTGGAAGAGCTGAAAGAGGAACCAAAGCCCGGCTGGGTGCACTGGTTCTTTTCTTTTGCGCATAATCTGGGACTTCCGGACGAGAAGCTTAAGAAGATTATCCAGAACACGCCGAAGGGCACGAAGATCTGGAAGAACAAGATTCAGGGCCTGCGCGGAAAAGCGACCGGTCTCGTGTTTTCCAACTTTGAGCGTTCCAAGCATGTAGTCACAAAAGAATATGCCAAGCAGTTTGTAAAAGATGCGAACAGGCGGCATCAGACAGAGTGGTTCATATACTTCTCTGCCGGACTGGATACGGCGTACTCTCAGAAGTCCCCGGATACCATTTCCATGAGCTTCATCGGTATTACCAATAAGGGCAACTGTTTCATGCTGGATGAGAGGTCTTACAACAACGCAGAATTGGGTGTTCCTCTGGCACCGACAGATACCGTGAAGAATTTCATTGACTTTCTGGAACGCAACCGGCGTGAATGGGGATTTGCCAGAGACACCTTTATTGATAGCGCAGATCAGGCAACTATTACGGAGTTTTTAAAGTATAAGCGGCGGCATGGCTGCATTTATAACTTTAACGATGCCTGGAAGAAGGAACAGATTATTGACCGTATTACCAACCAGCTGAACTGGTTTGCTGATGCCGGGAACGGTCCATGCTTCTTTGTGGTTGAGACTTGCAAAAATTATATCCGAGAACTGGAAGTCTACAGCTGGTTGGAGGATAAAGACAATACGCCGGAAGACAAGAACGATCACATGGTTAACAGCGTACAGTATGCTTGGCTTCCGTATGAAGTAAAAATTGGAATTGGAAGGAGGAAATAGGGATGAACTGGTTTAAAAGTATCATTTGCAAGCTGTTCCGGATAGTCCCTGCAGTAGAACAAAGGGTAACTATTAAGGAGGCTTTATCATTTCATGGAAATGTGCTTAAGAACCGGATATGGTACAGGGGAGATCCCTATGAGCTGGAACAGTTCTTTAAACAAACTGCTTATTGCGATGTGTTTAAAGCGAGGTTCTGGGCTTCGGTTCCATTTCGCAAGGTTAGGAAGATTCATTCCGGAATCGTCTCCATTGTGGTTGACCGGTTTTCGGATATCATAACAACAGACTTCAATGGAATCAATTTTGGTGAGGATGGGGAAGCTACCCCGCTGAAAGATTTATGGGAAACAATCGCTGAGAAGAACGGGTTTGAGGATTTAATCGGTGGGGCGGTGTCAAGAGCTCTTGCACTTGGTGATGGCGCTTTTAAGATTAGCCTGGACGAGACAAGCGATTATCCGGTCGTTGAGTTTTACGAAGCTGATCAGGTGGAATATCGTTATCTGCGCGGTGGATTAAACGAAGTCGTTTTCCTTACAAAGTATCCCTACCCGAATAACAGTGAAAAGGAATATCAGCTGGAGGAAACATACGGAAAGGGGTACGTAACGTATCGTCTTCTGGATGATGGCGGGAAAGAAGTGCCGCTGCAGACACTTCCGGAGCTGAAAGGGTTTGAAGACACCGCTTTTGATGGCGATTACATAATGGCCGTTCCGTTGATTTTCTTCCCTTCTCAGAAATGGAAAGGAAGGGGAAAGGCACTTTTCGACAGCAAGACGGACGACCTGGATGCCTTGGATGAGGTAATCAGCCAATGGCTGGATGCGGTCCGTAAAGGCCGCGTGAACCGTTACATTCCAGAAGATATGGTTCCGAGAGATCCGAACACCGGCGAGCTTTATGAACCGAATGATTTCGATAATGATTTTATTGCGGTTGGCTCTGTAAAGAAAGAGGGAGCAGGCGATAAGATTGAGGTTTCACAACCTGTAATTTCTTATGAGGCCTACCTTAACAGTTACCTTTCTTTCATGGATCTGGTTCTGCAGGGAATTATCAGTCCTGCAACATTGGGCATTGATTTGAAAAAGACAGACAATGCGGACAGTCAGAGGGAAAAAGAGAAGATTACACTGCACACCCGCGAAAAGCTGGTTAATGCTTTGACCAAAGTGATTCCGGAGCTGGTGGATAAGGTAATGAAGACCTATGACCAGATGTATGGACACGCGCCGGGAGAGTATGATGCGTCGGTAACATTTGGAGAGTATGCAGCTCCGGGCTTTGATTCTGTGGTGGAGACCGTTGGAAAGGCAAAAAATCTTGGCGTTATGAGTACGGAGAAAGCAATCGACGAGATGTATGGTGATACACTTACAGATGAGGAAAAGGCCGAAGAGATTAAAAGAATTAAGCTGGAACAGGGCATCGCAGAAGTAGAAGAACCGGGAGTGAATATGGCTGCCGGCTCTTTTAAGGTGAACATGAAGGAGGGACAAACTGATGGAAGTAACGGTAATGAACCGGGTGTACCGGATGAGCCAAAAGGAGTACCAGGGACTTCTGGAAATAGCCAGTGAGCAGGTTCCGTTCGGTATTTACGCGATTGAGAAGCAGGGAAAAGCAGAGCTTCGCTGTGATAAGTGCAGCAGTGTTACTCAGCTTAAGAACCTGACCCGGCAGTTCAAGGCGCAGGGATTTAAGGTCTATGCCAATGGGAGGTGATTCCCCTGAATGAATACGATATTGTAGATGCTTTCCGCGTCATTGAGGATGAACTGATAGCTTCCATGATTCGCAACATGGATCGCCACAGGGCAGAAGAGACTAAAGAGGGCATAGAGTGGTCCATGTGGCAGGCAGAGCAGCTGCGGGCGCTGGAAAAGTATAAAATCCGGAACCAGAAGAAGTACCGGAAGAAATTTAAGGTACTGAATCGGGAGATTGAGGAGCTTATCCGGCAGGCCAAGCGGACCGGCAACATGCAGCAGGAAATCCGCATACTTCAGGCCATCCGGAAAGGGTACAAGGTTCACGGAAATAACAAATCTCCGGCGCACAAAGCAATGGTAGCTGAGTTCTTCCGCATGAACGAGGAGAAGCTGGAAGCACTTATCGAAGCAACCACTCACGACATGCAGAAGGCAGAGACGGCGATTCTGAGAATGGCGAATGACCAGTACCGGAAAGCTATCTTTAATGCTCAGGTATACGCCAACACCGGCGCAGGAACCTATGAGAAAGCCGTGGACATGGCTACGAAGGACATGTTGGCAGCTGGCCTTAACTGTGTTGTCTATGCCAACGGTGCCCGGCACACGCTGTCTGATTATGCGGATATGGCGCTCAGAACAGCGTCCAAGAGAGCTTACTTGCAGGGCGAGGGTGAGAAGAGACAGGAGTGGGGCATTGCTACGGTAATTGTAAATAAACGTGGAAATCCATGTCCAAAGTGCCTGCCCTTTTGCGGAAAGGTTCTGATTGACGATGTGTGGAGCGGCGGCAGCAGAAAAGATGGGAAATACCCGCTGATGAGTAAGGCCATCGAGCACGGCCTTTATCATCCAAGATGCAAAGATTCTCACACTACATACTTTCCGGGCATCTCCACAGCAGATGATACCTGGACAGAGGAAGAACTGGAGAAGATTGGTCAGAACTACGAAAAAGAGCAGAAGCAGCAGTATGCAAAGCGACAGGCGGAGAAGTTTGGAAGACTGGCGCAGTATTCTCTGGATGAGGGAAATCGGAAGAAATATGGGCTGAAGGTTGCGGAATGGAATGAGAAAGCTGGAGAAAACAAGGAAAAGATAGACATCCTCAAGGCTCATGCGGATTTTATTACCAAGTTACAGTCGGATGAACATCCAAGTCTTCATAAAGATAAGATGATAATGTATTCGGAGTTTACAGAGATGCAGGAAGATGAAAAATTAATGGCTCCGTTTGCATACATGCCCGATGAAGATGTTATAAAATACAATCCTTACGCCCCGCATATTCAAGATTACGATATGAATTATGTGTTTGCCCATGAGACAACACATAGGATGGATGAAATGGAATATCATAGCTGGGAGAATGAAAAGTTTCTTAATGCTATTGAATCCTGTTCTCAGAAGGTGTATGCTCAAAGAGAAGAAATTCAAAAATGGTTTGATTCAGGCGGAAAGTATGAGAGCAGTTTCGCATTGTCAGATATAATTAGTGCATTGGGGAATGGAGAAATTATGGTACCAGTTGGACATAAGAAAGCGTACTGGGACATGGACGAACGCTTAAAGCCTATGGAGATATTTGCGAATTTAAGTAGTATCGATGTTTTGAATCTGGATGAAGAAGAAGCTATTCTACATGAGATTTTTGAGGCGTATAGGGGGTTGATAGGATGAACGGACTAATACAGAAATTAAAAGATGAGGAAGTACAGAAATTAAAAAAACAGTATCACGACATAACCGGTGAATGGCTTGGCTTTCACTGGGACTGTTTTGGAAGCATTGATGAGTATAAAGATTATATGCGTAAAGTCATAAAAGAACATGAGACCACCAGTCAGTAATGGCCGGTGGTATTTTTATACCCATTTGCGACGTCGCAAGAAAGGAGAAGAGATGAAGAAGTATATTGGAACAAAATTAATTGAAGCAGAGAAAATGTTGAAAGGTGTATACAACCAGACAAGAGGGCGTGATGTGCCAGGAGATCCGGAGGAAGATGGATACCTGGTAAGATATCAGGATAGCTACGAGTCCTGGTCTCCAAAAGAGGTATTCGACAAAGCGTATCTGGTCGTGGATGATAATGAGAATCTTCCGTCCGGCGTGAGTATCGGGCAGAGGATGGTGGATGAGTTTATTTCTTACACTGAGACTCATACAATGGGTGACCGGACTACGGTAGTTCGTTGCGTACTTCGTAATGGCTTTGAGATTGTGGAATCCAGTTCTTGTGTGGATCCTAAGAACTATTCCGAACAGATGGGACATGATATCTGCATGAATAAAATCAAGGATAAGATTTGGGAACTTCTGGGTTTCCTTCTTCAGACAGCATGGTGCGGGATTCAGTAGGAGGTGATCCGACATCTCCCATCTGTGGGTGAAACAGAAATGGAGCAGTTATGGTAGAACTCTATTGCAAAGACGGCGTCATTTATACCGACGTTGCCATGAGCTTTGAAACGATTGAACACATTATGACGAACAATGTGGTACGGGATAATGATTTTGTCACGTTTCAGTTTGAAGATGGCAGCCGGGGCGCTGTAAGAAAACGGAATATCAACGGATTCTTTGAAATAACGGAATCCAATTAAGCACGCGGGCAGGTTCCGGGTGTTATTTTTATGCCTTTTCCTGACAGGCGTTAAAGAACAGGGGAAAGGAGCAGAAAAATGAAGAAAGAAGAGTTTGTTGCACTTGGAATCAGTGAGGAACTGGCGGGAAAAGCGGCGGAAGCCTCAAAAAAGGAGCTTGAAGGATATGTCCCTAAGTCAGAACTGGACACAGCGAATGCCGCAAAAGCTCAGCTGGAAAAAGACATTTCTGAACGGGATAAACAGCTGGAAGAGTTAAAGAAAACCAGTGGGGACAATGAGGAACTGTTAAAACAGATTGAGACTCTGCAGGAGGAGAATAAGACCGCAAAAGAGCAGTATGAGAATGAGGTTAAGGATCTTAAACTGACCAGCGCTATCAAAGCGGTTCTGGGCGATACTGCTCAAGATACAGATCTTGTACTTGGTCTGATTGATAAGACAAAGCTGCTCTTAGCAGACGATGGAAAAGTAACTGGCCTGGATGAGCAACTGAAAGGCTTAAAAGAGTCAAAATCGTTCCTGTTTAAGAGTGAGGAACCGGGCAAGGGTAAAGCATCCGGTTTCCGCAAACTGGGAGCGCCGAAACCAAATGGAACACAGTTAAAAAATGAAGACGGCAAAGTGGATATGAAAGCGGCCATCGCTGCGAAGATTCAGTCCCAGATGCCAGCAAACAATTAAGAAAGGAAGTATAAATTATGCCAGTAACATTAGCAGAATCAAAGAAAAACGTGCAGGATGACCTGCAGCTTGGTGTGATTGATGAGTTCAGAAAATCCAACTGGATTCTGGATCATATCACATTTGATGACGCCGTATCCCCGACCGGCGGCGGCGCGACACCGACTTATTCTTATACCAGATTAAAAACTCAGCCGACCGCAGCATTCCGTGCGATTAACACAGAGTACACTCCGAGCGAGGTTACCAAGGAGCGCCATTCTGTAGACATTAAAGTATTCGGTGGAGCTTACGAAATTGACCGTGTAATTGCCAACATGGGCGGTATCGTCTCTGAGGTGGAGCTGCAGCAGGCTCAGAAGATTAAAGCTGCGCAGGCGTTGTTCAATGATACCTTTATCAACGGTGACAGCGCTGTTGATACCAATGCATTCGACGGTCTGGACAAGGCTCTGACCGGAAGCTCCACAGAGTACAACACCGGCGATAGTGTGATTGACTTATCCACTTCCCAGCTCGTAACTGATAATTTCCAGTATTTCCTTGATATGCTGGATGAGTTCCTTCGTGGTCTGGATGGAACCCCGTCTTTCATTGCTGGTAATACGAAGCTGATTTCCAAGCTGAGAGCCTGTGCAAGACGCGCAGCCATGTATCAGACAACTCTGAATGAGTGGGGTAACAACGTAGAGTCCTATGGAAATATTCCGTTTGTGGATCTGGGTACAAAGCCGGGAACCAATGATGATGTAGTAGCAACAGATGCGGATGCCGGAACTACTTCCCTGTACGTGGGCCGTCTCGCTATGGATGGCTTGCACGGCGTTTCCTTTGCGGGAGTTGCACCGGTTCAGACATGGCTTCCGGATTTCTCTACCGCGGGCGCTGTAAAGAAAGGCGAGGTAGAAATGAATGCTGCGATTGCACTGAAAGCGTCCAAGGCTGCAGGTGTATTCCGTAACATCAAAGTAAAGTAGGAGGTGCCGAATGAAGGTATATGCACCGAATAAAGATTATACCGGCGTTTCTGCGTCGGTATTTTTCTGTAATGGAGTCGGCGAGACCAATGATCCGCGTCTTCTGGATTGGTTCCGTAAACACGGATACAATGTGGGAGAGTCGGCATCTGCAGCAGAGCCTGGAAAAAAGCCGGCTAAGAAATAGGGGGGTGTCCCTGTGGCTTATGAAGCATATGCAGATGTAGTTTATTACAAAGAGACCTACAGAGGCAGCACCGTGCCGACCGATGACCTGGAAAAAGCACTCCGCCAGGCCAGCCAGCACATTGATTCCCTGACCTACAACCGTATTGTAGGCCGGGGATTTTCCAATTTGACCGAGTTCCAGCAGGAAGTCATCCGGGAAGTGGTCTGCCAGCAGGCGGACTTTGAGCATGAAAATGCCGACATGATTGATTCCGTACTGTCCGGGTACAGCTTAAATGGCGCTTCTGTGCAGTTCGGCGATAGCTGGAACGTGTACGCAGATAAAGGTGTGGCCATGAAGAAGGATGTCTACGCTCTGCTGTCTCAGACAGGCCTTTGCTGCCGGTTAGCGAGGTGAGGCTATGAAATATCCATGCTTAGTGCCGAAACGGCTCTGTAAGACTGATATCAGCGTCCACTTGGAATCAGAAGAACTGGACAACCAGGGCAGTCCGAAGTATACGACGGATCTGGAACTGAAATGCAACTTCCAGGATAAGGCCAAGACTCTCTTGACGGCTGAGAAGAAGTTGGTGCAGATAACCGGTACGGCCATGTTTCCCGGTGATATCGCTCCTGATTTTCCAACTTTAAGCGGGGGTACCGTTACTGTATTTGGTGGAGAACGGAGGATTGAACTGGGGATGAAGGCCAGGAACCCGGACGGGACGGTGAACTATTGCCAGTTGGAGGTGGTCTGATGCAGGTTAAATCAACAGTGAAGATGAACTTCCCACGGATTAAGCAACTGACACAGGCGGCAGTGACTGCTCTGGAGATGACTGCCGAGGCATTGCATACCGAAGTGGTTCAGGCACAGGTATTCCCTTTTGATACAGGAAACTTGCAAAATGAAAGCACCTTTGTGGATTATAGCGAAGCAAAAGACGGTAAGGTCGCGTTGATATCCAGCACGCCTTATGCCCGGCGCCTTTATTATCATCCGGAATATAATTTCCAGACAAAGGAAAATCCGAATGCGAAGGGGCACTGGTATGAAGATTGGATGCAGGGAGGCAGCAAAGCAGATTTTGCGCCAAAAGCTTTTAAACAGCTGTATAAGAAAGTAGGTGGCGTGTGATGCTTAGAATCAATGATATCCGCGGCTATATTGCAGGTCTTGGGATAGCGGCGGATGATAATGTGTACATCGGCAAGATGGACGGAAAGAAGCAAAAGTCCATTGGTGTGTACAGCCGCCCAACGAGTGGCAGCCCTAATATTGCACTCGGAGGACTGGACTGCACCACCTATGACACAAAGCCGATATCCCTGCTTGTGCATTGGAGCAAGGACAAGGGAGCGGCTGAAGCAGCAGCCTGTGAGCTGTTTGAGAAACTTGAAAGTGTAACCAGCCTGTCCATAGGAGGCACCCACATCAATTATCTGCGCCTGATGGTTCCGGAACCGCAGGACGTCGGTACGGATGATTGTGGGGTGTACGAATATGTGATATGGCTGGGTTTTATTTATCAGAGAAAGTGAGGAAATAAATGGACGGAACAGTATATCCGGTACATAATAACAAATTTAAGTTTGGTACGGCCGGTCTGCTTAGTACAGACGCGGAAATGGTAGTGCCGAAAGATTTAACCAACTTTGCACCGACGATTGATGGAACAACGGAAGAGTGGTATGCAATGGATGCGGAGGGATGGGCGAAGTCAGCGGTGACAGGAAAGAAGCTCAGCTTTTCGTTTCAGGGAAAAAGAAGCGTGGGCGATCCGGGCAACGATTATATTGCCAGCCTTGCATTATGCATGGGCGAGGATGCAATGACGAAATTTGAGTGGGAAATGGTATCCGGTGCAAAGATGAAATTTGACTGCGTTGTAAACGTAACGACACCCGGAGGTGGGGACAGCACAGCACTGGATGCACTGGAATTTGAAGTAACCTGCTATGGTAAGCCTGTGTTCACGCCGGCAGCGTAAAGGAGAAAGAAAATGGGAAAAGTGGTTGATATTACCGAGAAACTGACATTTGATGGAAACCCATCGCTGGTGATTAAGGGAAAACACTTGGAGGTAAATGCAGACGCCCCAACAATGCTGAAAGTCATGGGACTGATGGGAGACGCAGAGCCGGGAGTAAATGAAATACTGGAAACATATGATTTGATGTTTCCTGAAAAATCCAAGAAAGAAATCGAGAAACTGAAGCCGGGATTTAATGACTTGATTGTCGTCGTTCAGGAGGCAGTCGGACTGATTATAGGGGAGGATGAACAGCCGGGAGAGCAGTGACCCGTACTATGATTTATTCGGAGACTGGGACTTGATTATATCCAGTTTCTTATCACAGTACGGGTTGCGCATCAGAACGAAAGAGTTTGAGAGTGTCTCCTGGGATGAGTTTAAATCCCTTCTGGCCGGAATGGCCCCGGAAACTGCCCTGGGGCGCATGGTGGCCATCCGGTCGGAGACAGATAAAGATGTAATCAAGCATTTTACCAGGGAGCAGAAGCGGATTTATGACGATTGGCGGAACCGGAAGGCGGAACGCACCAGACAGGAGCCGCAGACTTATGAGCTGCAGATGAACTATCTTGAAAGTATGATGGCGGCAATATGCGGAGGTGGTTGAGATAAAGGCAGGTGATGTAAATGGCAGCTGACAGCGTTGGTCAGATTGGTCTTGACCTTGTAGTAAATAAAAACGATTTTGACAAGCAGATGAAGGGCATCCAGGGGCTGGCTAAAAAAGCTGGTGCAGCCCTGGCGGCTGCCTTTGCAGTTAAGAAGCTGATAGACTTCGGGGCTCAATGTATTGAACTGGGCTCCGACCTGCAGGAAGTGCAGAACGTTGTTGATGTAACATTCCCGCGCATGTCAAAGCAGATTGATGACTTCGCAAAGAATGCGGCGGTGCAATTTGGTCTGTCAGAGACGATGGCGAAGAAATTTGCCGGAACCTTCGGAGCGATGTCGAAGGCATTCGGCTTTGGCGAAAAGCAAGCTTATGAGATGGCCACGGCACTGACGGGGCTGGCTGGCGACGTGGCGTCGTTTTACAACATCAGTCAGGACGAGGCCTATACAAAGCTGAAATCTGTGTTCACGGGAGAAACGGAAACACTTAAAGACCTGGGCATTGTCATGACGCAGAGTGCCCTTGACAGCTATGCCCTGGCCAATGGATATGCGAAAGTAACCGCCAAAATGTCCGAAGCTGAGAAGGTGGCCCTGCGGTATCAGTTTGTGCAAGACCAGCTTACTCTGGCATCCGGGGACTTTGTTCGAACCGCTGATGGGTGGGCCAACCAGGTCCGAATACTGAAACTGCAATTTGACAGCTTAAAGGCTACGATTGGTCAAGGGCTTATCAATGTCCTTACACCGGTCATTAAGGTCATTAATACGATTATCGGGAAGCTGATGAGTTTGGCCAATGCTTTTAAGGCCTTTACGAACCTGATATCCGGAAAGAATGGTTCCGGAGGCGGAGCGTCAGTTGCCGCAGCCGGCATGGAGGCTGTGGCGGAGTCAGCAGACAACGCAGGCGCTGCGATGGGCGGAGCCGGT